ATGAACATGAAAATTTCCCGTATCCTATTACTGTCCGCCGCGTGTGCCGCGATCCCTGCGATCGGGCAGGCGCAATCCATGTCAATGAGCAGTAATAGCATGTCGAGTTCCGATCCCATGGTTGGTGGTGCTGCCATGTATCCAACCAAAAATATCATCGAAAATGCCGTGAATTCGAAAGATCACACCACCCTCGTGGCCGCAGTTAAAGCTGCCGGTCTGGTATCAACGCTGGAAGGCCCGGGTCCATTTACCGTTTTTGCTCCGACGAACGAGGCATTTGCCGAGCTGCCGGCCGGTACCGTAAGCACGCTTTTAAAGCCTGAGAACAAGGCGATGCTTACGAAAATTTTAACCTACCACGTACTTTCCGGCAAATATGAGCTGGCGGATCTGAAAGCCTTGATCGTTAAGGGAAATGGGACCGCGATGCTGCCCACGGTTGACGGCCCGGATCTGACTTTCAAAATGTCGGGAATGGCCGTGGAAGTGATCGACAGCAAGGGTGACGCCGCAGACATTACCATCGCTGACGTGAACCAGTCCAACGGTGTCATTCAGGTCGTTAACAAGGTTCTTTTGCCTTAAATAATTATAGGATAGCTCCGGCTATCGGGCTCCGCTGCGCCGACGTCCGACAGATGAAAATGGGCCGGGATTTCTCCCGGCCGCATCGATCGGGCGATGGCGCGGCCAATGCCGGTTGATGCACCGGTGACGATGGCACCCTTGTTGTCGAAGCAATTTATCTCAGCCATATTCCCGGTTTGCGCCCTCAGCTCTGCTGTGTGGTGCTGAGGCGGATGACGCCGATCCCGGGCTCCTCTTCAATGGGCACACCTGTGGTCTCCAGAATGCGGCAGACCAGCATATACTGGCCGGCAACCAGCACCAGCGCGAACAAAGCGGGAATGTCGAGATGTTGACGGATAGTGGCAAGCGACGCGTCCGACGGCCGCACGCGCAGCACCAGGTCGTCCACAAAAGAAATCAACGCTTGCTCCCTGGCGTCGAACACCGAGGCAGCGGCGCCGCTGGCGATCGCGGCAATTTTAGCCTCCTCCATCCCGAGATGGCGGGCGAATGCGCTGTGCTGATGGATTTCGTAGGGCGCATTCGAGAGATGGCCAACGCGCAGAATGGCCAGTTCCCGCAATAATGGGTCAAGCGCTTTTGTTGTCATGACGGCTTGGGCGAAGGCGCCGAAGCCGGCGAGAAGGTCGGGCGGCATATGAAAAAACATGCGTTCGATATTCAGTGCGCCAGGCGGGACATCAGCATGTTCAGGATAGGGGATTCGCGGGGAGCTAGACATTTCCTGGCTTGCCTTTTTGATTAATTCGGCAATGCTCAAACCGCTTGCCTGAGCCCCCAATATTATAGAAAGAGCCGGCAACACTCAATATCGGCTCCGCCAAGACCTGCCGGCCTCGACGATAAAGACCAAATTGACACCGCGGCACATGGCAAGAGCGAACTGCCCAAGGCCGATTGGTCTGGAATCGCCATCGACCGACACGCCAAGATAAATCCGATCGCGATTGGCCAGATTGGCGCCCGTGAGCAACGACGGCATGGGTCCATGCACGCAGTTGGAACCATGCGACTGTCCAAGGAAATATGTCGGCGTCTTTGAAGAGCAGCCGATACCTGAGAGCTTGGCGCTGCGATGCGGCGGCAAATCAAGCTCGAAACTGGCACGCACGATGGCAGCGCCGATCGACTCATGGCCACAGCCGTCGCAAAGCGTGGTAACCGTGCCTTTTTAATCGCGGCCGGTAAAACCCCGCGTATTGGGGGCAAGAGCCGGGTGATGCAGTTTCGGTTTCGGCAGAAATGTCATATTTTTTTGCCCCCTACCCTACACGGCCGCCGTAGTCATCGGTATGCGAGCAGCGATGGTTTCCGAAATTATCCGTGCGGTGGTCGGCGAACCGTCATAATGCCGCCCCCGCTTCAGTTTTTTAGGCTCTGAGTCAGGTTCATTGACGAGCAGAACGCGCATCCGCCCGACGCGATTTTGCTCGACGACAAATATTTGATCCTGCGCTTCGCAAAAAATGTCGGACGTTCTCGTTAAAGGAAAAGCCACGGACACGCAATGCAAATCTCAATCTGGACACTCGAAGCATATAAATACCGGAATGACACTGGGCGCCGGGCCCTAACCGTCCTTGGTATTGAAGATTTCTTCCTCCGCAATGCGACGCCGCAGAAGCCCTGCCATCACCTTCCCGGCAGCCTCATCCCAACGTTCAAATTGCTGGGCCGCCAAGGCATATTGCTTGGCATTGATCATTCTTAAAAGTGTCGAATTTTTAAAATTACCCGCGCCCACATTATAAACAAAATCCATCACGGCAGCGACTTCGTGCAACGTCATCGGAGCAGCAATGTCGCCCGCAATCGCTTGGAACGCCCGATACATATCACGCATAGCAAGATCGCAGGCATCACTGTAAGAAATAGCCGGCGTTTGCGGCGTCACCGGCTTATCGCTGGCATCATGCGTGGAGCCAAACCCGATCGCCCATGGTTCCGCACCGGTAGCGGGGTCAGGATACGGGTTTGGCTCGAATCCTTCAAAAGGCTTCGCAATCGAAAGCGCAAGTTCTTCCGCTTGCTCAATCTGCGCATTCGTATAATTGACCATAAGGTTTCATCCTGAATTGCGAAATTCTGTGCGTCCCTATCCGCTCAGTGCACACCCAACTGCGCTTCCCGTGTCCGCTCCCACAACAGGGCTCATACTATGGCAAATTTTGCCAATTATTGTTGCGTCGCAGCAATGGCCGCAACATCCGAATGGCACGCGTCATCATTGACCTTGAGGCGAACAATGTAATCCGCCGCGGCACTTTGCATTCTGCTGGCTGGCGGCTCCGGCTCCGCATCAACGGTCAATAATGCTGCAGGCACAGTGATCCGATCGACCTGACTCTTGGTCAGCACCATTGGCGCCGGCGAACTCGTACATGCCGTGAGACACAGCATGGCGACAACGCCGAGGCAGGCGTTCACCCTCCAGCGCTGCTTCTTTTTCTTAACCGATCTCATGGATTTCCCTTCGCCAAATCGTCCAGCGTGGCGGCCAGAACCGGCGAGTCCGGCGCGTCCTGGCCCGGCTGTGCCGCCTGCGCGGCTATCTGGGCTGTTAGCATGGCTTCTTGAGCTCCAGCCGCCGCATTCGCCGATGCCAGCCGAGCTTCGGCAGCGTTTGCGGTGGCGTCGGCCTGTACCAATTCGGATGCCGCGATGGCATTGGCAGCTGCGATGGCGGTCGCGTCATCCTTCTGCTGGGTTGCCAGCGCAAGTTTTTGGACTTGTACGGCGCCCAGCTCAATCCGGTAACCCGCGCAGCCACCCGCGAAAAAGCAAGCACCTGCCATAGCCAGATATGGCCAGAACCGCCTCAGAAATGGTAGCAAGACAACCAGCATTCTAACCTCCGAACTTCGCTTTAACACCCATCGCCACAGTGATGGCCGCCAACACGGAGCCGGCAGCGCCAAAAAGCACCGCCGCCGCGTCCGAGAAATCAACCGGTACCCAACTGTGATGACGAATCGTCACATCATAAATTTCTAAGCCAAGAAAAATCATCACGGTGAGGACGAATAGACTCCCAATCGCCACGGCAAGGACTGCGATTTCATCTGCCTTGATGCCATCCGGCGCTTTGAAAAGTTCCGCTATGAACCGACTCATCGCGACACCAGCGCCACCGGAGTTGCAATAACCACTTTCGTCAACAGAATCCCATCACGCCAAAAAACGTTTTTTTCCATCACGACCCTGGTTTTCATTGGTTAAGCTTCCTCGATCAGGATTTCCATAAATGAGTTTTGGATCGTAAAGTCCGACCCACCGCCGCCCGTACGAATTTGATGTGTAAAAGTCACTTCTGAGCCAGGTGAATAGGTACCGGAGGTCAAAATAGTATCAGCCGTTCCCCACGTATCCCCGACCGCCAACGCAGTAACCAATGAGGCATTTCCAATGTACCTATTTGTTCCGTCGCTGAGTATGTTTTGAAAGTTCTGACGCACGCTCCCGGCCGTCGCTGTTCCTTCACCAACAAGTCGAACATTAGCACGGAAAGCACCACTCTTGCTCGCCGTTGGAAATGTAATCGTTATGTTCTCAATTATATATGATGTGCTATTTGCTGGCGTACTGATAATACCGGCTTGCGCCACGGAATAAAACAATCGCTCCGGAAACTGCGCCATATTGACTGCGTGAGATAAGGCTGTGCCGCTGGCAATATTAATCGAACCCGCCCCAGACGCCAATAAATGAAAGCTTCCGGATAGAATAACTCCCCCATAGGACCAGTCTGCTTGGATCTCTCCGCCGGAAAGTGCGACTCCACCCTGCAGAATCGGAAGATTGGAAAGCCCATCGATACTGATAAAAGCCGCTGCGGAATTCGTCCCCGCTGCTCTAAACGTAATCCAAGTTCCATCCTGGTACGATGTTAACGCCGGCGTTAACGACAAAATGATCAGATTAGCACTGCCACCAGCGCTAGCATAATTTATCGAACCACTCTGAATGATCTCCAAGAGCTGCCCGGCTGAACGGATGAACGGCGCATTCGGTGCAAGCGAGATCTGCGCGCTATTCGTCGCGGTATCACCATTGTTAACCGTAACAATATACAAGCCGACATAGCCTGCCGGCGCCGACGGGCTTGTTTGCGAACCGGTTGGTGCCGGCGTTCCCGCCGTAGCCTGAAGCAAAATCGTGTCCTGCCGCGTCGTAACTTGCGCGGTCGAATTATTTGCTGGGCCGCTGAACGGTTGCGTGGGCGTCGTCGCATTATAGTAAGGCAATACCGCTTCGTTAATATCCTGTTCCACAAATGCCGCAGAAATCAGATAATTCGTGGAATAGCCCGCCGACGCTGGCGCCGCATTTGAAAGACCCAGATTCACGCCGGTCGAAAGAATTCCTGTCTTTAAAACATTCGTCCCAGTATCCGTTCCTAATACGCCGTAGCCTGTCGGATCTGTCTCCTGATAAGAGAAGATAAAGCCGCGCCCAACATTGACAGCGAATGCCGAACCGGCGACCGCATTGTTCGCAACTGCAGTAACTGCAAGGCCGGCCACTTGCGTCTCCTGTCCGAGTATGGCCTCAGCGACCGCACCCACACCGACCATTGCGTTTTTGCTGACAGACAGAAAGTCCTCAACGCGCGGCAAAGCACCGGCGTAGCTTATCACACGATCAGTCATTCAAAGCTCCAATTAAATTATCTGGGTCCAGGCGACGTAACCAACCGCCATCCACTCAGCGATCTGTCGATAAATAATCGAATCCGTGATCGCACCTGGCACCGACTCAGGGTCGATGAACGCAAGCAGTCCACCCCCGGCCGTCGGCATATTCTGTGATGCAAACCCGTATCCGCCACCAACCTGCGGCATAGTCTGTGTTGAAACACCGCCCAGGTCCGCAAAACTGTAGTAACCGGTTAGCGGCGCCTTGATGGAAATAAATATCTGGCAAGGCAGCGCCATTGAGCCCCATAGCCCCGCACCGCTCTCACCCGCCGCATCATAGAATGCAAATACGCCCCCACCGGCACTTGGATCGCTCGCCGTGGCCCATCCACCCGTTTGCACGACATTATTCGGCTGGAATATCGCTGGACTATTTCCAGTGAGCTGCTCGAGCATTGAAGTCATGCCGCTATAAGTGCCTCTCGGCGCCGTCAAATTGTAGCGGATCCGCGCGGCATAAGCCGGGTCGAGTTCATACTCCAGTCTTGGAAACGTAGTACCGAAATAATCCTGTGCAGCGAGGTCCAAGAATGCGCCGCTAGCCGACGCCACGCGTTGCTGCGCCCTTGCGAAGCTCATCATGCCATAGATAAGCGAAAACATCAGCGCCGGCGCCTGCAGGACGGCCAACAACCGCGGCGCCGCGGCGGGAAACCAGCCGCTCGGCAACAACCGCAGCAGACGTCCGGCAAAATCGGTTTGATCATAGACCGGTAGGATGGCCGTCGTCAGCACGCCATTATTATTTTGAACCTGAAAGTCAATTGTCTGCCCGCTTGGCAATGTTGCAATCGTACTGGATATGATCTCGTTCATCAGCTAACTGCCACACTACCGGCGCGCACCACCGTGCCAGCCACGCCGCCGATATCCGCAGTACCGCCATTTAGCGAAACGCCCGTAACATTGGTGACGTTCGCCGAAGCGCTGTATGCAATTTTGAAGAGCGCGCTATAAGTCAGAGGTGCGGGAACATCGAGCGTACTCACCGGCAACCCGGCGATATACGCCGAAACCGCCGCGGTAACGAGCGGCAGCGCGGCGGACTTTTGTACTGCTGTGGTACAACTTATTGTCAAAGCGACGTCGGCCGGAATAACAGGTGCTTGCATGACAGTACAAACCGCTCCAAGCGCCAACATCGAAGGCCCGGTTGCTGCAGTGGCAATGGCCGCCAAGGTCGCGCTTGGGGTCGCACCGCTGCCGTCATCCACGGCAATCACCCCGTAGCCCGGAGCAAATGGGCCGCCCACCGTTTGCAACCCGGACAAAACTGCGCAGGTCAGATTTTGAGCAACGCCGAGAACAGCCGACTGCAGGGCGATAGGCGTCGCCTTGGCAAGCGACGTCAGGAAAAGGCTAAACCGGAACTTGAACGCGGTATCGCTCTCAGCATTCAACCCGTTGGAAAATGCCGCCGTATTCGTTACGGTATCCACATACGGTATGTTACTGGTCACCAAACCAAGCGCGCCGGCAATAATGTTGCCTGCAACGCCCACCATGCTATTCTGCACCGTCGCCGTAATGCTCACCACGCCCGGCGGGATAATATAGCCATAAGCGGTAGCCAAATACGCCGCTTGCGTTGTATCCGCTACAAGTTCAAAACTTTGTGTGCCGTCGGTGGTCTTAAGCATGGAGCCGACAGGAATAATCGCCTGCTGGCCGGTACTATATCTGGCAAACGTCACTTGTCCAGATGCAGCAGTTCCAGAAATGCGTTTAAAGCCAAAATCAGCGCAGAACAAATCACAATCGCTGCCCGAACAAGTCGCTAAACGCGCGGCACTTAGTACCTGCGTTGCCAACCATTGCAGCCACAAATAGGTACCGGCACAGGCGTTCACAAAGGCCAGCATCGCAGATCCGGGGTTCAACGAAATTGTGAATCCCCCAGTCGCGGCAGCCCCTTGAATCGCCGCGGTCATCGTTGCGACGATTTGACTTTTTGTTTGAAGCGAGAGCTGCATATTAACCCCCCAACGGCAATGTCAAAACTTGGTTTTGTCCGGTTGTGGCATCAGCATACGTTACGGAAACAGTAATGACCGAACCGCTCATAATTGCAGATACGGTGGGATTTGGTAATTGCGCAACGCTCGCTTCTTTGAATATTTGAGAGAGAATCGCATTCGTTATCGCGGTTAAATTAACAGGCTGCCCAACAAACTGCCCGAGCCCCGCTCCATATGTCAGATTCCAAATGTCAGCGCCTGCCTGCGTCAATAGCCGCTTAATAACATGTTGCTGTGTCTCATCCCCGACGTACAAAAACTCTCCGCCGGCGCTGAGATCGATATCAGCGCCGTAAACATGTGAAATGTCTCCCATTTCTTATCCTTGTGGTTCACCTGTTTGCGTCTCCGGATTCCCGCCAGGGACATAGGGATGGGTATGCGGCGTGAACGCGATATCGGCAGTTGTCATTTCCCGGGTCACGCTGAGAGAACCCGTGATATTGACGGTTGCGTCGCCTCCTTCCGGAGCCTCGATGTTGAGTGTCCGCGTGATCAGCGTAATAGCGCCATCTGCCTGCAAATAGACCTGCGCACCATTCTCATTCTCGATCAGGATTTCTCCCGGCTGCGCGCCAGCGGGCGCCGGATCTGAATCGGAGAAATAGAAGCCGGTGATGACCCAGTTCTGTGCATTTCCAACCTCTGGCTGGATAAAGGCCTGGGCACCAATCATGGGCGGGATCAATATGCGCCAACCATTGCCGAGAAAGCCCGCAGCGCTCGATAAAACCGGAATCCAACCCGTTTCAGGCGGCGTTCCGTCCGCCGGATCCCACGGCATGATCTGTACTTTTGCCATCGGCGGAACCGCTTGCCAGCTGGTAACAATGCCCGCCCTGTTGGCTGCAGATAGTGCAGCCACTGCAGCGATTTCACGGCGTTGCGCGTCGGTGAAACTCACTTCAAATCCCCCAGCCGTTGTCCGGTGGCGTCATCGTACAACTCTAGTGGCGATGAAGTCGTCGCTTCAACAAAGGTTGACGCACCGCATTCAGTTGTCACCTCATAGGTGATTGTCAGTGGAAAATAGGTTGAGTCATAATCCGTGCCGGTGCCTGACACCGGTAACAATGTTTGTGGACTCATCAATGCCAGCGATGGAATGATCACCCTTGCATACCGTTCGTGCCTAGAGATCTCCAAAGCAAGCTGCTGCGCCTTGGCTAAACATTGCGCCTGATTCAGGTTGGGTACCTCATATAAATACGTAGGTAACTTAACCTTCATGACCGAGCTCTCATCAACGGTCCTGGTCCGCACCGTGGAAATGATCGACGTTTTTCTCCGGCTGTTCCAGGACTTTACCTTCACAACGACATCTTGAGCGTACATCATGTGTCGTTCAAGCAATAAGTCCGTCACGCCCGCAACAAGTAATCCGTTGAAATCTCGAGTCAGTTCAACAGGGTACACCGGAGGGTTGCCGCTCGGTGGATTGAAATAAAGCGTTGTTTCGAACACATAGGGAACAATGCCTTCCGCCTCCCCTAACCTGCAAAGCAGGTCCCACTCATTCGTTGTTTGAGAGAAATCGCCGCTGCTGGTCTCATCGTGGTCGACGTCATAAATACGTCCTACGATTGTGGTGGTCGGTGTCACCATTGCCTGTAAGCCATGCTCAGCCGCAAACTGCGTTGCAATCTCGCTTGCCGTCAGATTTCTGAACGTCGTCACTATTCTCGTATCGATCAAACCGGCGGCCAAATCCCGGCCAGCCACAGAGATTGTATTCTCGATGGCGTTGTAAACATGGCTGTCGACGTCGCCGGTAATCATTGGGAAAAATGTGCTTCCGTCGACCGATAATTCGATAACAACCAACATCGTTTTGTTCGTTGTCGCGGCCCACCAAGAGGCTGGAAAGGCGTCATCTGGAACAAAGCCTTTCTTAAAGCAGAAACCACCGATCTGAAAGGCGCCGGCCTGCCTAACGCTTACGTTGCTTACCCCCTCTAAAACCGCGCCATTAACCGTCACACGGAACCTTGGATAGTTCACAATGCTCTGACTCATCGGTGTCGACCCAATACTGCGTCGGCCGCGATGCCTACCCTGATTTTGCGCTCACAACTCACAGCGTCGGGATCCCGTCTGTTGGACTTGTTTCAACGTCGGGGATAATCAAAGTCACGGGGGGTCCCGAAATAACCGGATCGGCTAAGTCATTCTGTACCATAATGCGGTAAAACTCAGTTGCATCACCAAGATATCGAGCTGCCAGAATGAAACAATCTGTTCCCGTTACGGTAACTTCAATCGTCATGCGCTTGCTTTCAGCAAATTCTGTTGGGCACGAATAACATATCCCTGTGCGGCACTCAGATTGGCTGCGTCGCCGCAGGCCACCAACGCATTGTTGAGACTGGTGGAAAATCCGAATGTGTCCAGACCCGTGCTTGCCGCCTGGCTTAAGGACGAAAGCGAGGCTCCTAAAGGTGCCAACGTGGCGTCTGTCACCATTGTGGCCGTCTGCAACGAGGTCGAAGCAGCGTTAACGGCAACCACCGCAGCAGTATACGCAGCGCTTCCCACTGTCGTAGCGTTCGTGGCCGAAGCAGCCATGCCGGCGTTCGCAACGCTAGATCCGACAATGCCTTGACTTACGGCGCCAAGCGCCGCCACCGGGTTTCCATCCGAAAGATCGGCCGTCACCTGTAACGTCAAATTTATGGCGGTTGTGCCAGCAACCAGCGTGTTGTCGGCAATCACCGTGCACGATATCCTGTACGGCATCGGCGTATGTCGAATCAGGCATGAAAATTTGCAAACGATCACCTGGTAGGAAAACACGTCCCAGGCCAATGTTACCGCCTGGCCCGAACGCCGAATTTTGTCTAGGACACGTGCGATCTCCGTCGCAAACTGGCCGTCCAGATATCCGGACCATCCAATATCATCGTCATCCTGGGCCATCACGTCGATAATTCGCGCGCCTCCAGGTAGTTTTTGTACGGACATCAACTGTCCGCCGCCAATCGGAATGGAGGGTGGCAAGCTCATCCCGATAAATTGCACCGGACCAAGCGTTACCGTCCCGTAACCTGCGAACAACTGCCCGGTCGCTACAATTGCCGACAGGATACCGGAATTCACGGTCACGGTAGATTCCTTTGCCCCGGAATTGCCGGGCTGCGCGTGCTAGTCCCCGCCGTTGCCACCGTGGGCATCAATGTTCCGCTTGCCTGATTTATCGCCACCATATAGATCGGGTCATTTTTATGCCCGGAAGGTCCGCTCCGTCCCCCGACAGAACTTATTCTTGTGGCCCGCATATCCATGGGTTCCGGGTCGATCTCATTCGCGTTGTCTCTTACAAGGAGCTTACCAAGTAAGCCCGGTGGGCTGGCCTCCGGGCCTTCGCTCAGCCCCACCGCCGCAACCTCCGCGCTGCGTCCGCTTGGCGTGCTCTGTTTCGGCAAAAACCGATCCATATTCGGCACCATCTCCCACATTCCGGCCACACCCGTGATATACTTTTCGTCGGGTGATTTATTCGAAGGCAAAAGTGTGCTCAAATCTGACTGCGATCTCAACGCCTCCCCCACATTTTTACCTATCCCATCAGGCAATCGCAGCATTAATTTTTGCCGAATCCCATCTTCGTCGACGGTCTCCCGCCTATCCGTGCTCGCCGCCCTATTACCGGTCAGTTGATCAAAACAACGATTGAGACCCGTGATCATAGCACCAACATCCGTCGTATCAGTTTCCTTTGCCGCGTCACTTCGCATCGGACCCATTGAAAATGTGCGTTCCAATGCGTCAATAATCCGAGCGTAGGGCGCCCTCTCATCGCTTTCTAGCAACCCGCTGCTTCGGTGATCAAAGACATTCAACTCGCTACTAAACGAGCCCTCGGTATCACTTGCAGAAATATCTGATTTGTTAGAGTTGTTTCCGGCAATGCCGGTTGGCGCAAATTCGCCAGCCTCGTTTGATTTACCGAGAGCGCTGTTCGTCGCAAGTGATCCATAAGAAGTTTCAACGTTTGCCCAATGATCAAAGTGCCCCGAGGCATTCCGAACGGACTCCGATTCCTGATCACTCTCTGCAGCTTGAGCCAACTGCGGATAACCATATTCAACATCCAATTGATCCATCGTCAATCCCGGCATGTCTGGTACATAAATGCGTTGCCCTTTCTCGACCGGAGAGTTTGCCTCACTGACGAACGGAAACTGATTGTTTCTTTCCAGGTTAGAATTTTGGATTGGCATGGCTATCGAGACTGCACCCGCGCTGCCGGCCATCTCGGTATTTCCAGATCCGGTAATCTCTCCAAAACCCGACGGGATATCAGCCAACATCCCGCCGTGACCTGGATGGAAAAATGCTGCAAGTACATCACCAATTGGTGCACCTATTCCATCTCTTTCATACCCGATTGTCATTGGTTGAACGGCGCCGAGATGGATGCCTTCGCCTGGAATGAAGGAAGGCCCTCCAATGTGCGAGCGCGCCTCGATCTCCGGCTCTGCGCCTATCACCAAGCTTCCCGGCATCCCGGCTAACAGTTCGGATGCAGCATTTAATGCAGTATCCGGATCGGCGGAATTGCCCGACGAGGGCAACATATCAATTTTGGAAATTGATTGCGTAAAATTATCGGCCGGTAGTGAATTCCCGAAATTTTTGGCGTATCGCGTGTCAACGTAGCCCAACGGTCCAGTTGGGACGTCATCCAGATCGAAGCGAGCGCCTGTATCATAACCAATCATATCACGCGCGCTCCTTCAAGACTGTCAAAAGGCCAATGCACAATAGAATGACAGAGACTTCATCACTTGCCTCTCAACGCCTCAATGATGGTCGAGACCATTTCCCGGCGATGCTGAGCCTTGATTTCGTTTATCGCTAAAATTGTCGCCGAGCGCCAAACATCGGACATGGCCAGTGCCGCCTCCATGCTAGAAGCCGCACCATGCATCACAATAAGAACCGCATCCTGAAATAACGCCCGGCCACTCAGTTTTTTGCCGCGGTCTCCAAAGACATCGCTTTGGCATCGGCCGCATCCAAACTCTCGTTCATCTTAATCGTCGCCGCCGCAAAGCCTGCGATCCCAAGCCTAGCAACAAGCGCTGAAAGGTCGGCCTGGCTTTCAGGAAAGGCCACAGCCGTTTCGTCGATCTTTCTTACGGACGCGGCAATCGCCGCGGGACCGACCCAACCGCGTACATCATTAAACTCTCCAGCAAATTCATATATTTTGAGCAGCTCGAAGGGAGACAATTTTCTAAATTCGATCTTCACCGGCGCAATTTCTACGTTTCTGTAAGCGGCGCGGATCGCCGCTACATCGTCCTCGTTCAAATCCTTTAGTAGGGCCTCCACATGCTTCTTATGTGTTGGAAATGGCCGGGGAATGCCGTCGATACTCCGTATCGAGGCAACGATAATCGCCATTGAGCACCATCCGCGATTGCCGCTGAGTTCACGTGTTCCCTCTGCCAACTTCATGGATTCCGCCGGCGTAACCCCCTCCACTCCAAGAATCCGGCCATCCCGCAGCGTAATCTCGATCATACCGTTTGGTACCCATCGCCGATAAAGCTAAGTTCCTGCATCACCGGCTTTCCTGGCGTTGCATCGCCAATTTTGGTAATCATCCATGAAACCGGACTAAGGTGAACCGTCGTTTCGGTGCCATTGAGTTCGCTGATCGTGTAGGTAAAGCTTCCTCCTGGAATCGGAACACCGGCCTTCCAGTTCTGGCTCATCTGCGCCGCAAGATTTTCGAGATCCGAATTGGTTCGGGTAAACGTAATCTTGCCGGAGACACCCTTGACCACTGTTCGCGAGTTGGTCGCACCGGTTAAATCCTGAAATGCTTGGATCGTCTGGTTCGGGGTGATCGATATCATGGTCTGCTGTGGCGCGGTGATAGGACCGTAAGGACCTATAATCTGAGCACGAACATCCTCACCTATGGTATATGACGACATGAAAACTTCCTTGTGAAAAGAGTGGTATTACCCAATGGCTCAAGGCGGACGGGTCCCTCTGCGACCAAAATTAGGCGCTTACTGCTGCGGGATCGTGGCGGTTTGCGAAACCACCACGGACTGTCCACCCTGCACATTAACGATGAATTTCTCGTTGATCGCCTGGTATTGAACCTGCACGTCGGCCTGAACATAGCCTAGCGCGGTACGGCTTAGCGGGTTGTTGGAGTTATCGCACACGACCGCAAAAGGCAACGTTCCATCCGTGCTGCCGAGCAGGCCTTGGGAGAGCATACCACTCAGGAACGATAGAAGTGTTGCTTTGATATTTTGAAATAGCGTCGTATTCACCAACTGCCCAACATATTGGCCCATGCCGGATGAAAGCGTTGCCGCAATATAGTTGGTCAGGCGCGTGTAATTATCCCCGTCGATAACTTCGTTGGACGACGTATTATGTCCGCCTCGAACACCCCAGTAAGCACCTCCAGGTTGCGGGTTCGAGATTACATCAATGCCGGCGCCGAGCAGCGCGGAAAGATCGGCGGTCGCATAGGTGGAATAGGTCGGCGAACCCGGAGCGCCTGACTTTTGGCTGGAAACGATCCCATAAATCTGCTTGTTGAGCGACGATTGTTCCGGCGAAAGATTGGCCAGGCGCCCTGCCGCAAAGGCGGCCGGCGAGCAAAGCCGGGTTACGGCATTCACCGGGTCCGACCAGAAAATCCAGTCCCCGAACATCAACTTGCCTGCATAGCTATCCAGACCGGCGCTGGCTTTTGTGGAAACAGCATTCGCGATGTTGTCGCCGGCAGGGCCGGTCATCACCATGTACACGCCCTCGGACAGCCCGAAGGCAACCTGGGTCGTCCACGAGGTGGAATCGTCAAGATCCGATAGCACCCCAATCCCGCAGCCCTGCCCGCGCAAGGCATACATGCCGGTGCGCGGTGCAATATCGACACCAATCAATGAGGCAGTGGTAATGGTGGTCACGCCATCGGTGCCACCAGCAAGGGCGTAACTGGTCAGTGCAGGCGCCGCCGTACCGGCTCCGGCAACCGCGGTAACCAACTGCGACGGTCCGCGCAGCGCGCTATTGCCGCTATTGATCGCCGCCGCCAGATTTACCCAGAACGCATTTCCGGTACCGGATACGTTGTTGTAAATTTCCGGCGTCGCACCCGGCAGCGTCACCACCGCCTGGAAAGTATTCGCAGCCGACCCAGCCGCCAGGGTGATAACAATGCCGTTGCCGGCGCTGCCTGTATATTTCCCAGTGACGGTCAAGCACGTGCTCTGAAGAACGCAGCTTGCCGCGGTATCGGTACCGTCGGTCACCCGCACCAGTCGGAAATTCGAGGCACCCTGCAAGACCGCAATGGCGACCTGAGTCCCAAGGTCATGTTTGCGGTTGATCAAGGTGCCAAAGGACGCAGCAAAGTCGCTCATACTGCCAACAATGACCGGCGAGTTAACCGGCCCCCACGGCGCGGTTCCCACCATGCCGAGCACATCCGTCGGCACACCGTTCAACAGCAGATTTTGAGGCGGAACGATCTGCACGTACAGATCGGGAACAATCAGCGCGGTCGTGTTGATCGCACCCTGTTGTACAATTGTCATTGAGATTTTCCTTGTTAGGTAACGGTAATGGCACTGGTGGTAAACACACCGAGTAGCGTGCCCGCGCTGTTGTAGAAGGCGTATTTGCCGTAATAGGTGCCCGCAGTGCTCGGCGCGGCCGGCGCGCAGGTCGGGGTACCGAAACCATCCACAAATGCATAGAAAGCAATTGAACTTCCATTGAATAGCGCATTGCCAAAAGTTCCCGGCGTAACACCGGTATTGGTCGTATCGAACCAGAATTTGGCCGCCGTTATACTGCCAATCGCAGAAAGGTTTACGTTCGGCGCCACATCCGTTGATCCGTGAACAATACTCGACGACCAATCCGTCGCCGGCGCCGCTCCGGATGCCGCGGTAGCAAGGGTCAAGCCGGTCAGGGACCCATTTCCGGATCCTGTAATAAGACTATAGGACAATGCCGTTCCGCCGGCCGCGGTAACCACCACGGCGCCCGATATTGCCTGGATGGTTGGTGCCGCCGTCTGCTCTGCCCAAATGTAGTATGTACCGGCGCTCGATGGCGTAAGCGTTCCGGTCCAGCCCGAGCCGGAAACGGTCGCATTGCTCCAGCTGCTCGGCGCCACGCTCGAGGACCCCGAAAGACCGAGTTGCACCGCCGTTGCCGCCGGCGAAACACTCCCCGAAAGCGAAATGGCCATCCCCACGGTGCCCGTCGTGGGTGCGTTGGAGATTGTAATCGTTCCCGAACCTCCCGACGTCCCGCCAGATTGTTGAACGGCAGTGGAAGTTATCGATGATATCGATAGAAGCTGCGCAGGCAAATGTTTGCGCGGCGGTGTTGGGAGAAATGCCATGCGAATTCCTTTAGCGATGAAGGATACGGATAATGGTCGGCAGCGAGGTGATTGCACCGACCATCGCCGCCAGCGCCATAACCTTCGTCCAAGTCATTTCAATTGACGCCGCCCGTTCAGAGATCGTTTTTTCCCGCTCTTTCCGGGCACCCATCTCCTCAGACATGAACTCCATAATTCTCAGGATATAATCATCCACCTTTTTGGCATGTGCGTAGAAGTCGATGCTCAAACGCGCGACTTCCGATTTGAGCACACTCAAATATACCTCTTCTTCTGACATTGCCGTCCAATCAAGAGCTGAGCGCGATTCCGAATTCCGCGACTGCAGCGAGCCCCGAGCCCGTAACGGTTACCGGCGTGCCAAGCGGCATATCGGCGGCCCAGCCATTGCCAAGCGCTGCGTTGATATCGTATCCGGCCGGCTTCGTAATGGTTGAGAAATTATCGGTCACGGCGCAACCCCGGCCAATCTCGGTGTCCGGTTGTACGGCCCAATATTCCCCCGCCCATGGATACATTAGCCGGCATTGGGTGTGGGGACTCACTGGAGCCTCCGCCAAGGTGACGAGAAGATGTGCCGAGTCCACCCGAGCGCATGAAATGGCTTGAATCATGTTTCCCGGCGAAGCTGTCGTACCGCCATCCATAAGCGAGAAACCCACCCCCTGCGCGGCCAGCAGCGGCACCACAAGATCATTGCCGCCATCATGGGTAACGGTAACCATCAAATCCGTGCCGCTAAGCGCAGCATCGGTAATTGCCGGCCCAGTCCCCACCCCTAGCGCTGCGGGAATGAGCGCCGCAGACAAGCCGTTGGCTTCCAAAATCGCGCGCGCCGCTGGCAATGCAGCGCGCTTGAACAGTATTACATTATCCGTGGCGCTTCTGTGCCCGCCATCGGTATTGCCCCCACGCGCGACACCCGTGGCGGCGTTCCACAACTCATTGCGTGAAATCGTGTCATAGGTCTGCCTCACAACCCAACGAAAATTCTGCGCCGGATCCGCATCGAGTTCGGCCCAGGCCTCGCGCAACGCCGGCGGGTAGGTGATATAATTGGGTAACAGTCCATAAGGCGGACCGAAGAATAGCATCGGCAGTTCGACCGCCGTTTTACCCAGCAAGTCGCGTATCTGCGCGAGCAGGTTGACGATAGCTGCCTTGTAAACAGCTTTGTCCGCGGGGCTGAATTCCAGGCTATCATTCTCTCCCCAATACGAAACCAGCGCATTCACCCGCCCAATTTGCGCTTCGCTCAATGCGGCGACATAGTCGGAATACCCCGTGCCACAGGCCCCAAGCGCCGCTGTCGCCGCGGTTGCCGCAGAAAATGATGCTCCGGCCGAATTCGTCAAAAACGCTCCAGCATACAGGGCGGGCGTTACAATCTCCATCACGCCGATACCGGAGACCTCCGTGCCGGCCTGGCCCTGATTAACCCAAGACGTCAAAATGGCCGGCTCGCCCACAGCTTGCAGGTAGAATGCGGTTGCCTGGGCCATCGCCAGCAACGCGCCATCCTGCGTCGCGGCATAGCCCGCATTGCTCTGGCCCGGTCCACTCAGCAAAGTGATATCGCCAAGCCCGCTGCCGGTACCGCCAGTGCCGCTCGATGCCGCGCCACTCTGCAGCGCCACGCCAGGCGCTGCCATCACCAGCCTTCCCAAACTTATAATGTCAGTTGCAGTCATAGTTTTGCGTATACAACGAGCGAACCACCCGGCGGCGTTGCGGCATATATGCGCGCAATCCCGCCGGCGGCGATGCTCCCGGCACCCGTACTGGTCATCATTCCCGAAAGCGCAACGCCTGATCCGGAGGCATTGATGACGTCACAGACAAACCCAGGCCCCATCGAACTCGCCAGCGGCATAATCGTCACGCCGCTCCCGGTAACCAACAGAAGCCGCTGATTATGCGCTGAATTATCAAGCTGCACCGTCCCGGCGGCCGCAACCGTGACTTGCGGCAGCAGATAACCAGGCAAATGCCCCTGAATCCACGCCCAGACCGCCGAGAATGGTTGAGCGAATAGCGTTTTACCGCCCTGCGCCACAAGTGCCGTATCTGTATCGGCCGCAGCCGCGGCTATGGTGAGCGCATCCGGGGTTTCACCCGCCGCACTGCCGCCCAGCAAAGACGCCACGACGGCAGTTGATACCGGAATGCCCTCAACATAATTCAAAGCCGCCACCGGCACGGTAATGGCGGTAGACACGACTGATGCCCCGCTGATCGGATCATAGGCCCAAACATACCAAGTCCCGGGCGCAACAATTTCAACCACACCCGCAAACGTGCCGGCAGCCGTCGTCGTGGCATACCAAGGCCCAATTGGCAGCGTGGCATTCTGCCGATCGAGTTGCACCTGCACGGTATCGCCAGCGGGACTGACCGTTCCTGCCACCGAGAACGCCACACCCACCGATGCGCCCCCCGGCACGCTAATCGTTACGGCATTGGTCATTCAATAAACTCCGATCAGATCACCGCTCGCATCGGTCAACATATTGCCCGCGCCATCCGTAAGAATACTGCTCACAGCAGCGCCGTCACCTACCCATTGAATGCGTGCCGCGTCTGTCCCTAGCGCAATCAGCGGGGCCAGCACCGCCGGTTGCAACTGGCTAAGCCCGACATCGTAAACAACCCGGAATGTTATCCAGCGGCGCCACATATCGTCGCGCCGCACCGTATCATCATCGCGTTCATCCGACCCCATGATCAGCGCGGTGGTGCCATCCGGCAGACCGATAAATCGGGTCAAGCTACCATTTGGCCGCGTTGCGGATTCCACAGCGTACACCGCACGCGTAAGCGCCGCCCGCACCAAAGGCCCCTCGGCGCCGGCAAACGGCACCGCTATGATCGCAACCTGCAACTGCGTTTCATTCTGGCCGGTCTGCCAAAACGCTGTTTGATCCGCGACAACATTCACCGCTTTGACAGAAGCGGCGGTCAGCACGGCGCCAGAGGCTGCGGCGGCAGGAATAAGGGTAGCGAATGCCGCAGCCACCGTTGCCGGGCTATCGATCGACGTCGTGCGATAGGCATAGCAAATCCCACCCGCGGTAACGCCCACAACTTGTCCCGCCCCAGCCACCCCACCAAAGGTCACGGAGCCATCACTAGCCACCGCCAACAGGGTCGGCACGCGTGAACTTGTCTTGCTCCAGTATGGGCTAAACCGCGTCACGTCCCGCGTCGCCCCGGCCACCCGCATCACACCAATATTGGAAACGCCCGCCAGGATATCAGCCTCAAGACCGGCGGTCACCGGCTCACCAACATAAAGCTTGGCCTGCACCGAATAGGTGGGAGCGCCAATCGCCCCACTCCAAGGCGCCACACACGTCGCCACTGCACCGGGCAGATACACCTGGCCCGGGAACAAAACCCCCGCCAAAGCGCTGCATACGCCCTGCTCAACGTCATCTATCGTGGCCATGGCCTACGCGCCGGTCGTGCGTATGGTTTGCGAAAAGGCCGCGAGGCTCAATCGGCATTCACGGCTCAAGATTTTGAACCTTTCTTTGCCGGCTTCCGCCCCCACAAAAAAGTCTCACGTTGCACCAGGCTTGCAATCGGTGTCGGCTGCTCCATGCTGCCGCCGGCATTAAAAATAATGGCGCCAACCTGACGAATCTCGGCATTGTAACTGTTCGTAGCCTTTGGATGGGTGCCAGCAGGCATCGTCCCGAGAACCGGATTGTTCGCCATCCGCGCATCTCGATCGGCCGTAAACTGAGCCGCCGCAATTTTGGCCTTCGAGAACCCCTGCCCGGCCTCGTTGAAGCGCGTCACCGCTCGGTTCAACGCCGCCAGCCGGGAATCCACCTCGGCCGCCGCCTCGAACCTCTCATCCAAACTCCGTTCGACCGCATTAGCAAGCTCCGCCGCCTGATCGAACCAAGCGGAAATCTCCGCTTCCCACTTGCGTGTCTCAGCCCCTCTTTGAATGGCGGTGGCAATTTCAACCCCAGCCAGCGCAATACGAGCATCGTCCTGCGCCTGCATCAGATCAGACGTATCTACCTTGCCGCCGGCGGCAGCGCGCGCGACGAGCTCAGCACATCTTGCCTTGGCAGCGTCGGCATCGCGCGCCTTTGCCTCAACCGCGCGTTTATGGATATCTTCTTGCGCAATTGCGGCGGTTAACAAGGCGCTGGCCTTTGGCGTCATCATCCAATTCCTTTATCGTCACGCACCAGCGCGCAACGCGGTTATCTGCCAACCATTCGGCGAATAAATCGCACTCTCCACGGTATAGGTGACTGGCAAGACGTCGTCGGTCTGCAATTGATCGCCCCGCAACACCTGGCCAGGTAACGAGGCCGGCAAAAACACTGCCACACTAGGCATTTCGACCGCACCCGGCAGATGCATCTCGGCGGGCGACTTTCGATCCGAAACTTGCAACCATCCTGGCCATCCCGTCACAACCGGCGTCACCACCCGCAACCCAGGCCGAAACCCGGGCCCCGGCGGCGGATCGCTCGTTTTCGACCAGGTAAAAACCACATTGCAAAGCACCAGCCGAACCCCGGCCGCACCAGGAACAATTTCCGCCAAAAAAAGCGTGTCGCTCCCCACGATGTAATCGCCAGCCAGGAACGCAGAAGCATCGAAAGCGCCGAACCGGTCGCCTTTTCCCCATTGCCCGGCGGCCGCAACGAAATTATTCGCCGGCGCAACGATCGCATTCACGGTGCCGTAGAAGTTGCCGGGCGCAATGACCGGCCCTGTCCCTGATGGCCTGTACCACTGCACTGGAAACCCAGCCTTCGATCCGGAAATACCCAGCCCATAATTGACCTTCGCCGCAATCGCCGCGCCGCTCACCATTATACGACCAGATCGACGCTATTGCCGCCGCCAGACAAGCCTGGCCCGGCTGGAAGCCCCATAAATTGGCAGAGCCGCCGGCACCATTGGTCGAACAGCGCGGTCCTGTCGGAAACTTCGTTCGCATTATGCACCCAGACCGAGGCCGATGCAGTATCAAGGTTTGCACCTGCGCCGGGAATGGCGGCCTCAAGCGTAAACAGGGCGGCGAGATATTGGCGGATTATACTCAATTCCGCAGGCGCCAAATTCGGCGTTCCATCCGCCTGCACGCCCAACCGGTATTCTAGCAAGCCATATGCCTGGAAAAATCGCCAGCCCTGAAACCCGGATGGGCCTGCGCCATAAGCGGGGTAGCCGCAGAAACGCCGAATATTGGCCTTCTCGTCATCGCTGAGAGGAGCCGTAATGTATTCCTGTGAAGGATCGGTTTCAGTGACGCTGTTGCTCACGCAGAAAAACTCCTAAATCGCCAAACCGGCGCCTTACGCAAGATCTGTCGATGCTCAACAGCCGACAGCCGGAAGGGATGCCTTCCGGGGCGGGCTCACTCGTGTCCAGGAAAGACACCTTCGACGATCGCGATATTACAGGCTTTCAATCACGATCGCCCGCTTGAACGCGGAGTTATTGGCCGTCGGGATCACGGTGGGATTAGCCGTGGTATCCGAAGGAACACAGAACCCGCCAATCCATTTCCAGGATTGCGCGATGATTTCCTGCAAGCGATCCATCGGCTCACGGGTAATCATGGTGATGCCATCAATCGTCACCTTCTGGCCGATATTCCCAGGCGTATCATCTGCATCCTGCCCGGCAAAATCGCCCTCGATCAGCGCCCCCTGGCCGCACACAATCGCCCGGTAAACATTGTTACCATTGACCAACTGCGGCAACACCACATTATTCACCGGCACGAAGCGAACACCCATCAATTCAAAGACGCTACCCTGCCGGTATTCCTGCGACCCGTAAGCGCCGCGGAACAGCAGCTGAAACGCCGGATCGGAGAACAGCCCTTGCAACTGCCGGTTCGACAAATAGCAGTTATAGGCGCCGTCGACATCCGGCACATTATTATCCCGCATCGTGCTGGCGGCGGAAAGAATCGTGGTCACCATCAAAAGTGTATCGCCGGCAACCAAAGTGCCGGTCGTTGCACGATTATTCGGTCGCAGAATGGTCGGTGCGATCGCCGACACCACCGCATTGCCCAAAGTCGCATCAGCAACCGTGACATTGCCGGAGAAGGTTAACGTGCCGGATATGCCGCCCTGCTGCAACGCAGCACTCGCATTGGTGCCGTCCGGCGTCGAACCCACCAGCGTGTAGGAATCAGAGCCAACGGTTACCAGCACGCTATTGCTGCCGCTTACCGCAACAACCTGGCCCTCATTATTCAATGTCGTCTGGAAGCCGCGGATATCATCAACATGGACCACCGGACCGGCGCTTCCAAGCGTGGTCCTAACAGCGGTGTTGCCGCCCATATACGTATTGCGCAACGCGTTCAGAGCCAATGTATCCAGTGTCCGAAAAGCCTGCTCGCCAAGACGGGATGCGTTCAACAAAAACTGCCCGGCCAACCCCACCCGCTCCGTCACCGTATTCAAATCAATGGTATTGGCATATTCGTAGATCGAGAGCGTAAATTGCTCAACGCCCCAACTCTGCGAGGTCAGACCATTGTCGAAATTGGTATTGTTCGCCGGAGCCAGCGGCGTGGTGCTCACCTGCAGCAGACCGGCTCGGGTTTTGGTAATGGTCTCGCCAATCGTATTGGGAAAATCCATCCGATCAGCGATGGCGCGAAATCCAAGCTTGGCCTCAAGCGAGGTCTGGAACTCCCGTTCCAGAAAATTCTGTTGAATAATGCTCTGCAACGCAATCGGGAAATTATTAATCGCCATGGTTATTCCTCAAATTTCGCCCGTGCGGGCCAGGATGAAACGGGCAACCGGCCCGCACGGCTAAAACTTGGGCGGATAAGCGAAGCCTTGCACGCCGCGCGCAATCCGCCATCGCAACTTCAAACAATCAGCGTCTGATAACGGCTGCCTTGGCCGCCGCGTACTCGTCTTTCGTCATCGTCAAAACACTCTTCTTCACAGCATCCGTCGCAGCCGGAGCCGCCGCCGCCGATGAAGTACTGGACTTGGAAAATAAATGTGGCTTCGCCGCCCGCAGCGTCGCGACCAGCTCCGCCGCATTACTTTCACCAGCATCGTTCACGGTCACGTCGCCAAGCTTGATGAATTGCAATGCCTCCGTTGCATCGACGGCACCGGCCGCCCTTGCCGCCGCGACCAGGTTAGAACGTTTCACTTTTTTCACAGTCGCCTCCGTGGCTTCCTTGGTCGCCAACTCTGCAGCCTCAAGCCGGGCTTTCAGCGCATCCATCTCTGTTAATGTCTTTTCGCCAGCCCTGAGTACCCCGGCGAGAATTGCCTTCACATCGGTGTCAACTGTCCCGGAAATGCGGGTGGCTATCTCTGCAATCTTTCCACCGAGCGCCGCATCCGAAATGCCAACGGGAGCCGACTTCGCCACATCATCTGCCATTTAATTTCCTTGGTAACTGCGAAGTTTTAAAAAAATCTCCGCAAATCTATCCGCATTCACGTGACCAGCGCGCGCTCGCATTCAACCGATCACAAATCCGTCTCAGTCGCGGAAACCCTCGCCTGTTGCCGTTTCAACCTGGCATCAATGGCGGATTGATCCTGCATTATCCTGGCAATTTCTTCGCCCAGATCCTCAATATCATTATCCGCGGCTATCCTGCCGATCACCGTCTCCTGAGACATCAGACCCCCGTCCCGAAGCGTCCGATACGCCTGCGCTTCTTGCAGTTTCTCGGCATAGCTCGGCGGTGTAAACCGCGCCCATTTCAAAGAAAGCCCGCTTGCTTCCAACCTGCCCACCGGCTTGCCGCCGACAGTGATACTCACCCTCTCCGAAGCCAGGCAGACCATACGCATCAACGCAAGCAAGCCATTCTGCCCATAAGTAATGCGCAACCGGTCCGCCAGCCAAAGCAATCCTTGATTCATCAATTCCAGTGCCCGGCCAGACTGCGCCCCACTCATCTTGTCGACATTGGTCCGATTGCCATGAATCGACTCAAGCGAAACTTCGCGCAAAACCCGCACGTATTCCACGACCGCAGCCGCGGCAGTGCCGTTAATTTCCAAAAGCTTGGCATCACCCTTTTCCGAAACAACCAAAGCGTTGCCTGCGCTGCGGACAATGCTTCCCTCATCCGCAATTGCTGGCTCCTTAATCAGCAATGTCGGATCCGAAGCATATTTAAGCCCTCGTCCCGCCTGCGAAAGCTGGTAATCCATCTCGATTACCGTGCTGATCGCGGGTTCAAAGGTACATGGACCGTCTATCTTGTCCTGGCTCGGCAGATTTTTTATCCACACCATGGGTACAAAGCCAAGGCCGTGAACGACGGTCCGTCCAGGGTCCACCTGCAGTGCCTTGCCACTCAAATAATCCGCTATTGCTATCGGATAAAACCACGTCTCGGCCTCAGCATCCCAAACGCGCTGAAACCAATACTCGCCATCCTGAACAACATATCCAGCCGCCCGCAGCTGCGGCGCCTTCACCTTTCGCAGCTCAGTCACGCATTCAAGCGTATCCGGCGCGTCCAATGACCATTTTGGCGTCAGATACATCGTATCCAGCATCTCAAAAAACGCGCGGCCAGAAAGAATGCGCATCAGAATGGCAACCGAGCCCACGCTTCCATGGATGGCGGCCGCGTTCATCACCTCGCCCAGGCGGGTCTCCACCACCAAAGCCTTGATGATGGAACGCAACGCCGCCGTCGGTGCTTCGACCATCGGAAAGCGTCCCTCGCCAAACAGCAACGAGACGGAATCCTCAACTACAACACGGCAAATCCCGGTGCGAACCGATGGGCGCCGTTTAGATAACGGCACATACTCGCCATTTCCGTTCCGCTCTTCCGAAAAAGCGTATGGTATATGATCGTACAGCTTCCCGTCTCTAACCTTGGTCAGGAACCGCAACTGCGCGACGCGCGGGGGATAGTCCGGGTCATCTAAACCCATCCCCTCGCATAAGGTCTGTGAATCCAAGCCGTTACCTCGCCAAATGATCGAATGTTAAATGCCGGGCTGGCCTCGTCACATCGGCGACCTCGCCAATCCCCCGGCACAGGGCGTCAACCTGGTCGTCATATGTGCCCTTCGGAAACGTAGCCAGCTCATCAAGCAAAACCGCATTCCATCCGGCGTTTCGAACCATCGAAATATTGCCCACATTGGCCTGCGCCGCGGCAACCATTGCCCGCGTCACCTTATCCCCACTTTCCGGCGAGGATTTCACATTGTATCCCGTCAGCTCGCGCGTCAGAAACGCAACCTGCGCTTTTCCAGCCTGGCCAGGATCCTGCGGCAGGGAAATGACCGTCCGAAC